AACAGGCTGAGTTTTCAAAAGAGAACGTAAAGTATCAAGCTAATGTCCAATCAGAATTATCAAAGCACAATTCAGATTTACAGGTTGCCATTACAAATGCAAACAATTTAGCCCAAGAGCTTAGGCAAGAATCCTCTCAGGCTACAGATGTTGACAGATTTAACAAGACACAAGACCAAGCATTAAACCTCTCCAATGAGGCTAAACAGATGGAGAGCCTAATTTCTGACAATAACAGTAAAATGCAAAAATATTCAAATGAGCTTCAGTCTTATCAGGCTGAGGTAGCTAAATTAGTACAGGGTGCCCAAGGCTATATCGGTGAAGTTCAATCAAGATTACAAGTTAATAGTGCTCAATATAGTTTTTACGAAAAACAGCAGGCTAAGTTGCAGGCTGACTATGATAAGGGCCTACAATCATTAAACACATAAGGAGAAAGATATGGCGGCTGATAGAGCAACTGTAAATATTTCAGCGTCGCTTTTACCCGACGAGATTAAAACATCAGTAGGAGGAACTACTGTTTATGATTTAAATGACTTGGGGAATAATAATAAATGGACATATTCATTAACAATTGTTGGCAATAGCAACGAAGACGCTTTGTTAGCATCTGTTCCTTTTTTGGGGCAGGGTACAGCAGAAGAAGGTGCTACAGCAACCGTTAACGGTACTGATGACGTTGTTTTCTTTTTTATAAAGCACACTGGGACTTCCGATGGAAGCACTGCTAATACAGATAAGCTTTTTTTAAATCTAAGTGGGGCTGACCCTGCTGGTGGAGGTTCTGTTGGGGATATAGTTATTCAAGCTAATGAATGTTTTTTTGCAAGGCTTTCCAATACAGAAATTGATGATATAAATGTAGAGGCTGATGGTTCATCTAATATACAAGCTATGGTTTTTGCAGTCTGTGACGATGGCGGTGTATAGTGGCAATACAATCCTTAACAGTTAAGCAAATAGTTAGTAGGGTGAGGCAAGTATTTCCAGATGCTCCAGAGGCATATATAATGTCTTTAATAAATGATGCTCTTAATGAGTTGGGTCAATACTCACAAAAGTCAATGTCAGCAAAAATAGATATTGTAGCAAATCAAATGTTTTATGATTTATCAGACAGTTCCACCGATTCATCCAACAATGCAATGGGTATTAATAAGGTGCATAGAGTTGATGTTATGGATGACGCAGGAGACTACATCATGGTTCCAAGGTCTTTAGATGGTGAGCCATTAATGTTTGACATCGCATCAGAATCTGCGATAAAGGAACCCTCATAATGGCAAGTAATATTAAATATCCGGAAAACAGAGTTTTGTATTTTATTAGAGGAGACCACTTAGGTCTTATAACAACCCATGATTCTTCAGGAGACACAAGAACATCTAGGAAAATGTATCAAGCATTTGATCATGCCGTAACAGATGGCCTGATTGTTCATTATTATGGAAACCCTACCAAGGTAACATCCGTTACACAAACCCCAGATATTGACAACCTCTTTCATTCTTCCATTGTTGATTATGTTAAAAAATGTTTATACATGGATAGGGCTGGAAATGAAAAAGATGCTGGAATGGCTCAGGTGTCTTTAAGTCTTATGATGCAGCATGAAAGAAAATTTGATACAGCTATTAAAAAGTATGGCACAAAGAAACGAAGCAAGACAGGGGGAGTCAGAGCGATAGTTCCGTCAAACTTTACATAGTGAGCCTAATCGGTTGATTGTGTGCTTCTCTACCTCGTAGATTACGCACATAATTCTATCAACATTTAAACAATCTCAGATAAGGAGCAATTCTCGCCTCGCAAGCTGAGTAATACAACAGGAGAATAAAATGGCAAATCTACAAAAATTCAGAACACACGAAGCACTAAATACCACAGCGGCTGGTAACTTTTCAGTTGCAGATGCAGCGTCAGGCGGTTTAGGGGGTAGTTCAGGTGCTCAAATCACAGCAGGATCAAGTGCAAGTACGGGAAATACAAAACACTTTGACCTCGCTCAAGGAACACACCAAATACTTATATATGCGGCTGGTGATATTTATTTTAACTTTGCAACCTCAGACCTTGACATTGATGCTGACATAGACCTTATCCTTCCGGGTGGAAGCTTAACGAGTGTGGCCGTTCCCGTTGCGATTAAAAGTGTCTCTGGGGACGTTATAAGACTTAACTTTAATTCAACTTCAACAACGGCACATGCTGTTAGGATAGTGGAGGTTTAAGATGATTGGTAAATTAGTAGGCTCCGCTGGATTTCTAAGCTCTGGTGGTACCATAGGCGGTGACCTTACCATTTCAGGTGATTTAACTGTAACTGGTAGTAATACATATACATACGATGAGCAAGTAGATGGTCAAGTATGGATTAAAGATTCTACAGCAAGTAGTGCAACTCAAGGTGGGCATTTAAGACTTTTTAGTGATGATGGAGCAGTTATGGCATCGGGTCACAGGCTGGGTGTATTAGAGTTTGCTGGTGCAGAAGATACCTCAAGCACCATAACAGTTGGAGCTAGGATTGAGGCTCTTTGTGATGATACATGGTCAGCGACTGAGAATGGTGCTGATATGGTATTCTACACTACTGATGGCAACGCATCCGAAGGTGAAGTTCTTAGGCTTACTGCTGATAATAACGTAGGAATTGGAACTGCTGCCCCAGACGGTCTTTTAAATACCTCTAAAGCGAGTGCAAGTCATAACGTAAATTTCGACACATTTAGTACAACTGCTGGACATGGTGCTGCATTAAATCTTAGGCACTCTAATCATGCAAGTAATACAGTAGAAACAGCAGATGAGACAGTTTTAGGTACAATTAATTTTAGAGGTGTAGATAATGGTTCTAATTTTGATACAGGTGCTGGAATCCAAGTAATTCAAAATGGCTCTGCTGGTACAAAAGTGCCTTCTGATATGAGTTTTTTTATTTCGAGCAGTAGTGCTACGAATACAGTAATGAAACTAGATGCTAACTCTCGAATCTCGCTAAGTAATAATGACACAGGGACATCAAGTACAGTATTCGGATACTTAGCTGGGATGCCCGGTTCAGCTAATGCTTTAGGGAATATATTTATTGGACAGGAGGCTGGAGAAAACGTAGGCTCTCACGATACTGATGGGAACATAATGATTGGTTATAGGGCTGGTAGGGGTACGTTTACGGCTGCTACAGACCATAATGTCGGCATCGGATATACTGCA